TCGGAGATGTAGGCGGTGGTATCGGTGGTTTCGGTGTCGGGGACGGTTACGGGGACCCGTCAACGGATACGGGTACAGCGCAGGCGGCGTCCTTGGGGGATTTTGCGGGTTTTGCCGCGACAGCACTTGGTATGACGACGGGCCTTGGTGCTGTCTCGGCTATAGCAAATGCAATTTCTCATACGACGACGGGAAAAAGCATATTCGGTAATATAGTGGACTATCTAGGTTTTGGGGATGATGCTCCCGCCGACCCTGGTATGGGGACGGGCCATGGCGTGGGCATGGGTACTTCCGGCTATGGCAGTGATGACACCGGAAACACGGGGGATGATGCTCCGGGACCAGGGGGTCCGGGTGAGGGTGACGACGGGGGCCCTGAAGGGTTAGCGGATGGCGGAGTTGCAGGTTTGTCCGCGGCCCGTGAGTTTAATGATGCGGGCACATTCCCGGACTTTATGGCCGCTCGTTTAGGCTCCATGGACCGTCGGGACGACGCGGTAGCCCGTAAGCTTCTGGGCGGAAACGCGTCTTCACAAGTTTTGGGTCAGGTTAGTCGCATTCTTAATTCTTCGAGCGATCCGATAAGGACCTTTGCAGACGGGGGTTCTGTTCGATCTCAGCGGTTGCCCCCTCGCAGGCCGCCCCTTTTAGGTGGTGTTCCAGAAGTTTCGCCGGACCCAAATTTAATTCGTATGGCCGACAATGAGTTTGTTCATACGGTTGACCCTTACATTACAAACCCCATTGCACGTATGGAGCTTTTGCGTCGCACGGCCAATCCGGGAGTTTACGAGGGTGAAGAATTTATCGAAAACAACGAGCCGACTAGTGTTTCGGACTTTTTAAACGTACGTCCGATCATAAAAGACGGAAACGACGTGCGCCAAAATTTCTATTTGGGTGGGTTGCGTAACCGCGGCTCAAGCCTAGCCGAACTTCGGGCTCGGTTGGCACCCGGTGTCCGCGGAGCGAACTTTCCAACACCCAAATCGTTGACCGGGTCTGAAACCGGAATACTTCTTAATCAGACCGCTCCCCCTTTCGTAGAAAAATACCACAGAGACCCGGATACGGGACAAATATCTTCTGAAGTTAAAACCGTTTCTCAAGCGGAAACGCTGCAACACGAACTAATTCATGCTGGATTAAGTCACCTTCGAATTACCGCGTCCCATCCCAACTCCCCTCCTTACGTAAGCCTAAAAGGTAAAGATTCGGCCTTGGGCAGGATTTTGCAACCAAATCCAGATAAGAGGCCCAGCGTTTCTAACGATCACTTGGCGTACATAAATATTTTAGACGTAGCCTCCGCAATTAAATCGGGTAGTTTAGACCCGACGGACGAAGAACAGCTAGATACTTGGGGCTTCCTAAACCAAAACAGTGTTTCAGCCATGCAGGCCGGGATTGAATTAGCTAGGGATCGCTCGTCGGAAGAAGACAAGGGCTTGAGGATACCCGAAAAGTATCAAGTAGAGGGTCGCAGTTTGGGGGTGGCTGAGGAATTAAAAGAAGCGGAAGAAGAGCTTATGGAACAGGTTAAACCTGTCTTAAAAAGAGACGGTTTTTCTCAAGCGCACATTGAGGCCGCTTTTGGTCCGGAAGAAGAAACCCTTTTCCGCGGTCTATTTCGGTTGATCTTAGGAGGAAGAAACTAATGGCTGAAGAGCGTAACGGCTTTCAAAGCAGCTTAATGGAAACCAGTGTTCCTTCTGAGTTAGACCCAGACGTCCTGGCTGCCGAGATCGAGTTGGAGCTTCCGGGGACTTTGGAAAACGCTTCGTATGAATTAGAGGACGAAGACGAAGGCCCCATTGAAGTTTTGGCTTTAGAAGACGGCAGCGTCGAAGTGGACTTTGATCCGTCGGACGAGCGGGGCGAATCCGATGATTTCTACACCAACTTGGCAGAAGAAATCCCGGATCGTGAGCTAGGTCGTATTTCCAGCGAGCTTTCTGGGGATTTTGATTCTAATAAGGCGAGCAGGCAGGAATGGGAGGAAGCTTATGCGGATGGTTTGGACCTTCTGGGTTTCACTTACAACGAGCGCACGCAACCGTTTAGAGGCGCTTCGGGCGTCACTCATCCGCTTTTGGCGGAGGCTGCAACGCAATTTCAAGCTCAAGCGTTTAACGAATTGTTACCTTCTTCGGGCCCTGTCCGAACTGTGGTCATGGGTAACGAAACTCGTGAGAAAGTTGCGCAAGCTAGGCGCGTAAAGACTTTCATGAACTATTACATCACGAGTGTGATGGAAGAATATACGCCTGATATGGATCAAATGTTGTTCTACCTGCCTTTGGCGGGTTCAACGTTTAAAAAGACGTATTATGACGAAACGTTAGGTCGCGCGGTTTCTAAGTTTGTCCCGTCGGAGAACCTTGTCGTTCCTTACGAGACGTCTGATTTGGATACATGTCCTAACATTACGCAGGTTGTTCGAATGTCTTTGAACGATTTGCGTAAAAACCAAGTTGCGGGTTTCTATCGTGACGTTGAAGTAAGCCCTGCACAGCAAAACACTTCAGGCGTGGGTCAAGAAATTGATAGAATTGAGGGTTTTGAGCCCAATCAAGTAGACTACGACTGCACTCTTTTGGAGTGTCATGTCGATTTGGACTTGGAAGGTTACGAAGACCTTGACGAAGACGGCGAACCCACCGGAATTAAAGTTCCGTACATCGTAACGTTGTCTCAGGATAACGGCGAGGTGCTGTCTATTCGACGGAACTACCAAGAAGATGACACTTTAAAGCGTAAAATACAGTATTTCACGCATTATAAGTTCCTTCCGGGCTTCGGTTTTTACGGCCTGGGCCTAATTCACACGATTGGTGGGTTGTCAAGAACGGCAACGTCGGCACTTCGTCAGTTAATTGATGCCGGTACGCTTTCTAACCTACCCGCAGGCTTCAAAGCGCGTGGTTTGCGCATCCGGGACGACGATGAGCCGCTTCAACCCGGTGAATTTAGGGATGTGGATGCTCCGGGGGGCGCGATCCGGGATAGTTTGATGCCGCTTCCCTTTAAGGGTCCGGATCAGACGTTATTCAATCTTTTAGGTTTTGTGGTTCAAGCTGGTCAGCGGTTTGCTACGATAACCGATTTAAAGGTCGGAGACGGCAACGATCAAGCTGCGGTAGGTACGACCATGGCGATGCTAGAGCAGGGCTCTAGGGTCATGAGCGCCGTTCACAAGCGCCTTCACTATGCTATGCGCCAAGAGTTTAAGATTTTGGCGCGTGTAATGTCGGAAAGCTTGCCTCAAGAATATCCTTACGCCGTGGCGGGCGGCGATCAGTCGGTTATGGCTCAAGACTTTGATGATCGCGTGGACGTAATTCCTGTAAGCAACCCAAACGTGTTTAGTCAGGCTCAAAGGATTGTTCTGGCTCAGACAAAGATGCAGCTTGCGGCCCAAGCCCCTGAAATTCACAATATGCACGAAGTGTATCGTGACATGTACGAGGCTTTAGGCATCTCGGATGTGGATCGTTTGATGAAGGCGGTCCCCGCAGAAACACCCGAGCCTTTGGACCCAGCCCAAGAAAACATAAATTCTTTGGATATGCTGCCTTTGAAAGCTTTTGAGGGTCAAAACCACCAAGCTCATATCATGTCGCATTTGGTTTTTGGCACTAGCCCCATGGTAGGACAGCTTCCTTTGGTGTCTATGAGCCTTCAGAAGCACATTATGGAGCATGTTCAGATTGCAGCTCGGGAGCAATCTGTAGCTCTTTACATGCAGCAGGTTCAACAACGTGGTGGGCAAGCTGCTTCCGAAGACGAAATGCTTCAGATGGAGCAACAAACGGCTCAATTCATAGCGGAAGGTCTGCAACAAGTTAAGCAACTTTCCGGTCAGATTTCTGGCGCGGGTGCTCCAGACCCTGTTGTTCAGCTCAAGGAGAAAGAATTGCAGCTCCGCGCTCAATCGGATCAGGCGGATGCTCAAGTAGACCAGGGCAAGCTTCAATTGGACCAGCAGACCGCCGCTATGCGTGCGCAACAGTTCGAGGAACGGATTGAAGCGCAAGAGCGACAAACGCAGGCCCGTATTGATGC